GGTGCTCAAGAAGTCAAAGCTCTTGCAGCTCAAGGTAGCTTAGCTTCTCAGAAGAGTGCTGGAAAAGAACTTGCTGTACGTCCTGGTGGAAAGGGTAAGGCTAAGAAAGATAGAGCAGCCGCCCCTAAGCCTATGGAACAACTAAGCCTATTCCCAGACTTTGAAGTTAAAGAAGGTCGTAGCAACGCTTTCTACATGGCCGGAACAACACAGCCAATCTCTGAAACCTCTAAGACTTTACAGGGTGCTGCAAAGCAACCATTTGGTAAGCAACCAAATAATAAAGACTTTGAGACAGAAGAATCAGCTGACTCTGTTTTGGACAGACTAAAAGTCGGACCAAAGAAGAAAGCTGACTAACAATGTCTAGGGTAAAGAACTTTACTCCAGAACCCCCTAAGTCTACTAAGCAGAAATCTTTGCGACATAACGCAAGAGAAGCTGCTGAGTACTTAACAGGGCTACCTTACGAGCAGCCTCCTGCACCTGATTTTCACGGCTATGTTAAGCCTGGACGCGGAGCTAGTGGGGAGCACCAAAACTAATGGGACGCTCAAAGAAAGACCTTCATTACGGTTCTAGGGACGGTAGAGGCGGCGTTGTACGCATGTCTGTAGCAGACCGTACCTCTAAAGCTGCACGTCCTTGGAATGAGCCGCAAGTTGTTAATGCGTCATCTACCTACGGCGTTAAGTTTAATAGCTACAAAGAAGTGCACAAGTATGAGAATGCTCTTGAATCTCAAGGTTCTTTAGAATCACACGAACGTTTTACCTGCGGTCCTTGTGGTAAGTTAAACGCATCATGTGCGTGCAAGGGAGATAGTAATGGCTGAAGAAAAAAAGTTTGGTCCCTACAAAGGTTCCAAAGCGAATGGAGGTCGCCCTATCTACGTTTACAAGAAAAAAGTAAACGGTAAGTGGGTTACAACATCGAAAAACAAGGCTCGTGCCGATTACGAATCTAAAAACGGAAAACTACCTAGAGGAACGGATGTTGACCACAAGGACAACAACCACAGCAATGACTCTAAAGGAAACCTAAGGGCATTGAAGCATGGTAAGAACACCGCAAAAGAGAATAAACGAAGAGCTGGTAAGAAAGAAAACGAAAAGTAAATAGAAAAGGCCCGGTCTCCCGGGCCTTTACTATTATTTAATTTTTAGTGAAATCATCAAACCATTTAGTAATGCCTGGTTCTTCAGGGTCCCCATCGTAAGCTTCAGGGCCGTAACCCCAAGAACTCCAATTTGTTCCCCTACCAGTCATGTAGAACGCTGCTTGAGCGTTTATTACCGGGTCTAATAGTTCCACGTCGGTTTTGATACCAAACTTCTCTCTACGGCTTTCTGCCAGATCGCCAAACATATTGATCTGAAATAATCCATAGGAGTTGTCCCCTGTGGCTGAAGTCTTGTTATGTGAGTCTGGGTTACCCCTGGACTCTTTCATAACTACTGACCAAGCTACTTTTAGGTTGTTGCCTTTGAATCCGACTAGGGATAGCAGGTCTTTCAACTCGCTATTAGTCAGGTCTGTTGCCCCACGGTATTTGTCGAGTGGATCTACGACCTCTACTATTGTTTGTGTTGGGCTGTCTGATTTATTTTCTGCGGCCATTGCTACGGGAATCCCGCATATAAGCATTAAATAGGCCACCAGTATTGCGATTTGCGATTTTGCATCTTTATGCACACTATCTCCTAGGCTAGAAGGCCAGTTCTTACTCGATGTGACTGTCACCCACATAAAGCAACCCGGCCTATGTCTGCCGAATTCGTACTGCAACCCTTTTGTTACGTAGTTAGTGATGGCCCAGTCTCCTGGGCCATGGATATACCGTAGCAGTAACTACAGGGGGTCAGCAACCAAGAAACCCCTGTAGAATAGTTTTTAATTATTTGAGAGGAATATCACATGGCAACATGGTCAGCACCGTGGAATACACCACAACCTGTATCTCCTGAGGTAACAGAAGCCCCAAAAGAGACACCAGCTCCAGAAGTAATTGCGGAGCCTGTAGTGGAAGAACCAAAGAAGACAACAAAGAAAACAACTGACACACCGGCTGAATAATGCGTATTGAGCGCATCGTTACGAAACAAGGGCATCCCGTACCGGAGACAGCGCATCAGCCTAAAGGACCATTTCCACCTGAACTGTTTAGATCACCGGAAGTGGTTACTGACTATGTTCCACAACCTGATGGTGGTGTAGATGTACCTTCTGGTGGAACCGCACAAAATAACTTTCAACCATCTAGATGGTTTCGGTGTAAACTCTGTGCAGAACACTTGCGTGAAGCAGAGGTAATGGATCATGATTGTGAGGCTTAAGATTGGCAAACCCAAGAGATATCGGACCTTTTTATTGGCATACCTTGGTTTATCCAGTAAAGCCACCAATTCTTTGGGAAAAAGCTGAAACTCAAGAAATAGATTTTCCTTTTAGAGGCGGGGTTGGAGTTTCAATTCGCCTTCCATTCACTAGACTGGCAATAGTTATTGGTCATTGGAATTCATCCTATGATGAAAGTCAAGCATTAACAAACGCTGTACGTGGACGGGCATTACCAGAAGAAGAAGTTAACTGGGACTTTGTTAGATTCGGAGCACAAGACGATGGGTATTAATTTTAAGAAAAACTCTGCAGCTAAGGCTGAAAAGGAAAAATCTCGTATTGAAAAACGTGTAGAAGCACTGCCCACAGGTGAGTTAATTCCCTGGACAGAAAATGCTCTCTATACAATTGGTCGCAACCTATCTAGTTGGCAAAAAACAAAGGATGCGGGAACTTTAGAAGAGGCTCGAGTTGGTGCAGAAGCTTTGCACGTAATCCTAGAATCTTTGGTAAAGCGACACGCTAATGGATGATTTTGAGTACAACGAAGATCAATTTGAAGAGCTTTATGTAGAGGATGAGTTAGATCAAGAAGACGACGAATTTTCTGAGGAAGTACCTGATGAATTAGACGAACTCTCTAAAGAGTTTGTTAAAGCCCTAATAGACAAGATCATGGCCTTCATGGAAATGCTTGTAGGGCATAAGCTTCACGCATATCAAGAGCCGCTTGCTAGACGCATTATTGAGTCTGTAATCATTAACGACGGCGAAGAAGTAACTGCTCTTGCTTCTCGTCAGTCAGGTAAATCAGAGACAATTGCTAACACTGTAGCTACCTTAATGGTTATCCTTCCTCGCCTTGCAAAGATGTATCCAGATCTACTAGGTAAGTTTGGTGATGGTATTTGGGTGGGAATGTTTGCACCTATTCAGTCACAGGTAGAAACTTTGTACGGAAGAACAGTTTCACGTTTAACTAGTGAACGAGCTCTTGAGGTACTGGGTGATCCAGAGATAGACGATATGGCTACTAAAACTCCTGGAGTTGTGCGTAACATCAAGCTAAAGAACTCAGGATCTACGCTAATGATGATGACAGCCAACCCTCGCGCAAAAATTGAATCTAAGTCTTTCCACCTAATCATTATTGATGAGTGTCAAGAAGCAGATGACTTTGTGGTATCTAAGTCTATTTCTCCTATGGGTGCTTACTACAACGCAACTATTGTAAAGACCGGAACCCCTACTACATCTAAAAATAACTTTTACAGAGCTATCCAACTAAACAAGCGTAGGCAAACTGGACGTTCTGCAAAACAGAACCACTTTCAATGGGATTGGCGAGATGTAGCTAAGTTTAACGATAACTACGAAAAGTTTATTAAAAAAGAAATGTTACGAGTAGGAGAAGACTCAGATGAATTCCAAATGTCTTACAACTGTAAGTGGCTTCTTGAAAGAGGCATGTTCGTCACTTCAACGATTATGGATGATCTTGGTGATACTTCCCAAGAGCTTGTTAAAAGTTGGCATAGATCTCCCGTCGTTGTTGGTATTGACCCCGCTAGAAAAATGGACTCTACGGTTGTTACTGTTGTGTGGGTTGACTGGGATCGTCCTGATGAGTTTGGCTATTACGACCATCGTATTTTAAACTGGCTTGAGATCCAAGGAGATGACTGGGAAGAGCAATACTTCCAGATTGTTAACTTCCTTGGGAACTACGACGTCTTAGCAATTGGGGTGGACTCCAACGGTGTTGGAGATGCTGTAGCAGGCCGACTCAAAGTTTTAATGCCTAGAGCTGAAGTAGTTCCTATTACCTCAAGTCCAACAGAGCAATCTAAACGTTGGAAACACCTACAAGCTTTAATTCAACGACAGATGGTTTCTTGGCCAGCCCATGCAAAAACACGTCGTTTACGTCTTTGGAAGAAGTTTTACCAACAAATGACGGATGCTGAAGTCCAATACAAGGGGCCAAACTTTTTAGTGGCTGCCCCTGATGAAGCCCACGCCCACGACGACTTTGTGGACTCTTTAGCCATCGCCTGCGCTATGACTCAGGATATGGTTATGCCGACGGTAGAAGTTAGTGCTTCTCCATTTTTTTCTTAATTTAGCATTTAAAAACTAGCCCCAGGGTAGAGACTTATACCTGAGGACCCTCAATCCCTATGCATAGGAGAAATAACATGGCAGTAGAAAACATTGCTCCAACACCTCAATTCCCTGAGAAGGTTGGCGCAACATATGAACGCAAGATGGCAGGCGCAGTAGCTGGACAACGTGGACCACTACGTTTTGAAGAAGGCATTGCAACTGACACAGATGTACCAAGCGATTTTCAGCTTGGCTTGGATCAAGGTTATGACACCCCAGCTGGTCGTCCAAACCACAACACTAACGTGTTTGAAAAGTATCCAGAAGAAACAATGAAGCAACGTGCACATGTTGGTTCAGCCGCATGGCCAGAAGCTCCAGCCTTTAACGCAGAATTTTCACAAGGCAACTTTGGTGATCACTCACAGGTTGTTATTGAAGAAGTTATCCGCTCAGGTGGACGCTACCAACGCATGAATCCTGCTCAAGTAGCAGACTAAGTACAGTAGACTGTAGAGGCTTCCAACCCCCGTACCCCTTCTCCGGGGGTTGGGAGTCTTTACTTAGAGAGGATCTAAATTGGCGGACACACCTGCAAATCCAAAACTTTGGAATTTGTTAAGAAGTCAAGCTAAAGCTAAGTATCCATCTCGAGGAACAAAGAATTTATCTTTTCCCGCTAGTAAGTGGTTAAAGGACGAGTATGCTCGTCAAGGAGGGAAGTTCGTAGCTTCAAAGCGTGACGTTGATCCAAAACTTCGTGACGAAAAGCAAGATGCAGAAGACGCTAAAAAGCGTAAAGAAGCAGAGAAGAAACGAAAAGAAAAACAAAGAGGTTTTAAAAATTAAGATGGGGAGTTGTGAATAATGGCTGGTGGTATTGATTTTTCACCTCCCAGTTACAGAGCTGCGTCCTCTGACTTAACTATCTCTATTTCGCCCCTTGGTTTAGTAGAACTTGCGGATGAAGAATTTGAAGTACATGGTCCGAGATTAAATCGTTACTCGCTTAACTGGGCGATGTATCTTGGGCACCACTGGTCGTACCGCCGTGAAGTAGGCGAGTCCCAGATGGTTTATAACTATTATCGTGCGTTTACCGATTACATCATTAACTTTACATTTGGTCGAGGAGCGTCTTTCCGTAGCCCAACACAAACAGAGGCAATAGTCCCAGACATTCTAAAAAGAGTGTGGGAAATAGATAACGATAAATATTCTGTAATGTGGGAAATGGGCCAGCAAGGCGGAGTATCAGGAGACTGCTTTGTTAAGGTAGCCTATGAAGAAGGTTACGAAGACTCTACAGGCCGTGGTCACCCAGGTCGTGTACGTATTCTTCCCCTTAACTCTTCTTTCTGTTTTCCAGAGTTTCACCCACACGATCGTTCACGACTAATTCGTTTTAAGCTTAAGTATCGTTTCTGGGGTACTTCTATGGAAGGTACACGTCAGGTGTACACATACACAGAAATCCTTACAGATGATCGAATTGAAGAATATATTAACGATGAGCTAATTGACTCTCGACCAAATCCAATTGGTATTGTCCCTATTATTCATATTGCTAACGTACGGGTTTCCGGCTCACCGTGGGGCCTTTCAGATTGCCACGATATTATTGTTCTTAACCGCAACTACAATGAAGTTGCTACAGACATCGCAGACATCATTAATTACCACGCAGCCCCAGTTACAGTTATTACTGGAGCAAAAGCATCTTCACTTGAAAAAGGCCCTAAGAAAGTTTGGGGCGGTCTTCCAAAGGATGCACAAGTATTTAACTTAGAAGGTGGTGGACAAGGTCTTACAGGTGCTATGGAGTACCTAAAGATCATTAAGACTGCGATGCACGAAATGATTGGAGTACCAGAAACTGCTCTTGGTCAAGTACAGCCTATTTCAAATACCTCCGGTGTTGCACTATCTATTCAGTATCAACCTTTGATGAATCGTTATCAACAGAAAATGATTCAATACGGCGAAGGAATGCAGCAGATAAACGAGCTTGTTCTTCGCACACTTGCATTTAAAGAGCCAGAAGTATTTACTTGGAATCAGGTTACAAACGGACCAATTAAGGCACATCAACTTCCAGTTCTAGATCCTAATGATCCATTAACTTATGAGTCTCAAGTACATTTCCCACCTCCACTACCTCTAGACAAGCTAATTGTTCTAAATGAAATTCAGACTAAGATGGGCATGGGTCTTGAAAGTCGTGAAGGTGCTCTTCGTCAACTTGGTGAAGAGTTCCCAGATGAAAAGCTAGAAGAAATTCGTGCAGAGCTTATTGCTGACGCTAAGGCAGATGGAGCTCTTCAACTAGTAAAAAATCAAATTTCATCCTCTATCGCATCCCTAACCGGAATGCTTCCAGATGGCACTATGCCTCCTGGGGTACAGCCTGGCGAAGGTATTGGTCCTGGACCTACCGGACAACCTGGCGTTATCTCTCCAGTAGAAGAAGGAGTACTGCAAGAACTACAGCAGACTCAAGTTGATCTTGTTACAGAAGCATACGGAACAAAGATTCCTCAACGGAGGACTCCAGATCCGGACAAGCCTGAATAACAAGTTTAGGCAGACAAAGTAGCAATACTTTGCCAGCCTATTACCACTAACAATCCGCAGGTCATCGTGGCACTAAATCGGACAACGACCTCTTAACCTAAAGGATAAACGCATGTCAGAAGCAACTAACATCGTTGATACACCGGAAGCACAGGCAGCTTTTCTAGCCGATGTTCCAGTAGCAACAGAAACACTAGTAACACCCGTAAAGGATCAGGCCTTGACAGACAAGGCTTACAGCGAAGAAGACCTAAAGCGTGTACGAGAGCAGGAAAAATCAAAGCTCTATCCGCAAATAGATTCGCTAAAAGAAGAACTCAATGTGCTTAAGAAAGAGCGTGAAGAACGCATCGCTGAAGCAGCTGCTCGTGCAGCTGAAGCAGAGGCAGAGGCTAAGAAAAAGGCCGAGTCTGAGATGGATGTTCGTCAGCTTCTTGAAAGCAAAGAACAAGAGTGGGCTCAAAAGTTGGAAGCCGAACGCCTAGAGCGTGAACGTGCTTTCACTCTTCTTGAGCGTGAGCGTCAATATGCGGAACTCACTGAGTATCGCACACGCCGCTTAGAAGATGAGCGTGACAACATCATGCCAGAGCTCGTAGATCTTATTTCAGGAAATACTCCTGAAGAGATCGAACAAAGTATTACAGGACTAAGAGAGCGATCTTCAAGAATCCTGGAATCGGCGCAGTCTGCAATGCAGAATGCCCGTAAAGAAATGACTGGGAGTCGTGTAACAGCGCCTCCATCCGGACCGATGGACACTAATATGGAGCAAAACTCGTTTACTGCGGAGCAGATTGCCGCAATGTCGGTTACCGAATACGCAAAATACCGAGGAAAGTTGCTGGGTAAATCAGCATCTGACCGAGGCAAGGGAATCTTCGGGTAAGAAGTTACCTAACCAATTAAAAACTAACTAAGGAGTAAAACCGACATGGCATCAGCCGTAACAGGTACCGGCAATTTAGCCGCAGCACCTACCGCGTACTCTGGTTCTAACAGCCAGCTTACACAAGCAATTCAGACCATCTGGTCAAAGGAAATCCTTTTCCAGTCAATGCCTATTCTTCGCTTCGAACAGTTCGCTGTTAAGAAGACAGAGCTAGGAGTTGCACCTGGTCTTCAGATCAACTTTATGCGTTACAACAACCTCGGCTTCGCGGGTTCACTCGTTGAAGGCGTTCGTATGTCAACAAACGCACTAACAGCACAGCAATTCTCAATCACAGTTGCAGAGCATGGCTATGCAATTGCTGTTTCAGAGCTACTACTTAACGCATCATTTGATGACGTAATGGCTTCAGCCTCACGTCTTCTTGGTCGTAACATGGCTCTCTACCTAGATGGTCAGGCACGTGACACACTCATGGCCGCATCTTCAGTTATCTACGGCTATGACCGTTCAGGTCTTTCAGCTGCAAATGACTGGTACGGAACAGGTACCGCTGGTACTTCCCGTGCTTCTCTTACTGGAGCATTCGACCTAACAACAGCTGTTGTTAAGGATGCTGTAGAAACATTGGCAACAAAGAACATCCCTCGCCTTGGTGAGACATATGTTGCTTTCGTTCACCCACACCAGAGCCGCAAGCTTCGTGACAACCCAGAGTTCATCGAAGTAACAAAGTACGCAGCTCCAGGTAATTTCATGCTAGGTGAAATTGGTCGTCTATACGACACAGTATTCATCGAAACAACACAGATCGAAAAGGTGGGAAATGGTGCTGGTTCAGGCTACTCAGCTGATACAGCCGTTGCAGCAGGATCAATCGTTTACCCAACAGGTGGCGGTTACACATCACCAGCAACAAAGACCGGTAACGGTAACAAGGACCGCTATACAGCTATCTTCATTGGAGATAACGCATTCGGTCACGCAATCTCTCTTCCAGTTGAGCTCCGCGATGGCGGTATCCTTGACTTCGGTCGTGAGCACGCACTTGCTTGGTATGCAATTTACGGTCTTGGTCTAATCACTGACCAGTCTGTAGTATTGGCAGAAACCAACTAATTTAATCTAGTTAGGGGGCTGGGGCTCAAAATCCAGCCCCCTAACACAAACAATAGGAGAATACTAATCGTGTCAAAAGCAAAAGTAACAGACGTCACAGGACGTCAGCGTGAAGCTCAAATTAAAGCGCACGCAGAAGAACTTGCACAACGTGCAGGTGAAATGTCAATGGCAACTGCGGAAGCAGCATCAAAGCTAGAGACAGAAGTCGTGGATCTAACTGCTCCAGGAAACCCAACAGTTATTGACGAAGTTGAAACCGTAGGCGTTAGTCTCGCAGACGACACACAAGTTATCCGTGTCGCTGAAGACCTAGATTTTGTAACAATCGGCGCAGGAAATCACTTTTCCTTTAAGGCCGGACAGAAGTACAAAGTAGCAAAGCATGTTGCTCAGCACTTGCAAGAAAAGGGCTATTTGTACGATCGTCTCTAATAAGAGACATAATCTAGAACGCCCTCATGGACAAGCCGCCCTTCGTCCATGAGGGTTCTTAACGTTTGTCCTGACTTCTGACAATAATCACGGGATTATTTGAACATTAACTTCATCGGAGGAATCAGTGGCAACACTTGCAGCATTATCTGAACGTCTTCGGTTTGAGATAGGCGACCAAGGTAAGTCTTTCGTTGAAACTTTTAGGGGAGATGGCGTACAAACCCGCTTCTACCTAACAGTAGCCCCAGTAGATGGCAACACCATGACCGTTAGAGTTGGCTCAACCAACGTGTCTGGAACCACATCCGTAGAAGAGCGAACAGGTCTAATTGTCCTAGCATCGCCTCCGGCTGATGGAGCAATCGTAACTGTTTCTGGTACCAACTTTAAGTATTTTACTACCGCAGAAATTGATGAGTATGTTAACACTGCCTTTCTAGAGCATGCCCGTAGCACCACAGATTCCAACGGTAGCCGTGCAACCATTACAACTCTTCCAGCTGTTGAAGAGTACCCAATGATACTTCTTGCAGCTACTATGGCTTTGTACACTCTTGCTACAGATGCTTCTTTTGACATTGACATTATTTCTCCAGATGGCGTTTCTATTCCCCGTACAGAACGATTCCGCCAACTAACAGAGATCATTAATAATCGTAAAGAGCAATACAGAGAGCTATGCAATCTTCTCGGTATCGGTCTTTACAAAATTGAAGTGTTCAACCTACGTCGTATTAGTCGCATGACTAATAAGCTTGTACCTATCTACAGACCACAGGAGATTGACGATGCTTCTCTTCCACAACGGGTACGTTTGCCAATCCCTAATTATGGAGATGTCACTCCCGAAAGTGACGTTATTACCCGCGACCTCTCTATGTATGCGGGAGACGACTTTGCTATTAAACTCAAGTTCTCAATGGATCTCGCTACATATACGCCTAAATCTCAACTACGCCTATTCCACACTGGGGGCCGTGCTCAAGTAGGTCCAGTAATTGTTGGAGAGTTTGTTATTACAAAGCTTCGATCAACAGTTAATGGAATCTATGACATCATTCAACTCTCACTTCCAGGATCTGTAACAAAAGAACTTCCATACGCTTGCTACTACGATGTGCAGCTAACTGACAACACTGGAAAAACAAGAACATACATCACTGGTAAAGTCTTTACTGAAGAGCAGGTAACTCTTTAATGGCTACACCAGAAATTATTGAGATAATTGAGCAACCTACAACAGTAATTACTATTGGTGCTGATAAAACAGGTAGCACAGGTCCTCAAGGTCCTGTAGGTCCTACAGGCCCAACTGGTTTAACTGGGGCAACTGGACCGACTGGTGCACAAGGTGCAACTGGATCCACTGGTGCAACCGGTGCAACAGGTCCAGCGTCTAACGTTACTGGACCAACAGGTGCACGTGGTTTAGATGGACCGACAGGTCCTACTGGTGCTACTGGTCCGCAAGGCGCTGCTTCAAATGTTACGGGCCCTATTGGACATACTGGTCCCGCAGGTATTCAAGGTGAGCGGGGACCTATTGGTCCACAAGGACAAACTGGCCCTACTGGAGCTGCTGGAGCTACTGGAGCAACTGGTCCGCAAGGCGTATCAATTCATTTCCGCGGTTCTTTATCCACATACGCTGCACTTCCTTCAACTAATAGAACTATTAATGATGCGTATTTAATTTTAGATGAAGGCGATCTTTATGTTTGGAATGGTTCAGCTTGGGACAATGTAGGACAAATTGTTGGTCCTAAAGGTGACACTGGTCCACAAGGACCTACAGGTCCACAAGGTTTAACTGGTTTAACTGGTAACACTGGACCAACAGGAGCAACAGGAGCAGCAAGCACAGTAACCGGCCCAACAGGTCCAACTGGTTCTACAGGTCTACGTGGTTTGCAAGGAGAAATTGGACCTACAGGTTCTCAAGGACCTACTGGTGTTTCTGGACCAACTGGACCACAGGGTTTATTAGGACCAACTGGATCTCAAGGTCCTACGGGACCTTTAGGACCAACTGGAGCACAAGGTGTAGTTGGTCCTACAGGATCAACAGGACCAACTGGTACACAAGGTGTAACGGGCCCAACAGGACCGCGAGGTTTACAAGGTTTAACTGGAGCCTCTGGAGATACAATACTTAACGTAGATGCTGGCGCACCAAATAGTGTATATGGTGGCGTAGATTCAATTGATTGCGGAGGAGTGACCGGCTAATGGCTGTAAAAGTTCAATTTAGACGTGGTACCGCATCTGAGTGGTCTGCAGCAAATCCTGTTCTTGCACAGGGTGAAGCAGGTTACGAATACGACACTGGTAAATTTAAAATTGGTACTGGAGTTCTTGCGTGGAACTCACTATCTTATTCTTCTGGAACAACTGGACCTACAGGTGCTCAGGGTGTAACTGGTCCTACTGGTCCAGTATCTACCCAACCTTCAACTGTAACCGGTCCTACAGGACCTACAGGTCCGCAAGGAACTAGCATTACTGTTAAAGGTTCAGTAGCTGCAGTTATAAATCTTCCTTCTTCAGGTAATGCAGTTAACGATGCTTACATTGTTACCGCAACTGGTAACTTGCATGTTTGGAATGGAACAGCTTGGACTAACGTTGGTGCAATTGTTGGTCCAGCTGGAGCAACGGGTGCAACGGGTTCCACTGGACCTACTGGTCCTGCGGGTACAAATGGTTTTGTAGGTAGCAATGGTGCAACAGGTGCAACCGGACCAACAGGATCTACCGGTCCAACTGGAGCTACTGGTGCCGCCAGCACAGTTGCAGGCCCAACAGGTGCAACTGGACCTACTGGTCCACAAGGTTTTCAAGGATCTCTTGGACCAACTGGACCTACGGGCGCTGCGTCTCAAGTTACAGGGCCTCAAGGACCTACCGGACCTACAGGTGCAACTGGTCCTCAAGGAAAATTTACAGCTAGTGCAGTAGCCCCATCTATTCTTACTGCTGTAACTGGCGACGGTTGGTTTAACACAGATACTACAAAAACATACGTATTTTACAACAATGTGTGGACAGAAGTAGGTTCTGGAAATATTGGGCCAACTGGACCTCAGGGTGTGCCTGGGGCTCTTCAAATCGGCACAATGTGGTGGTTTGGAATTTAAAAAGAAGTATACGCCGTAAAAAAATGTAATAACAAGTATCTTGTACTAAGTGCAGGTAAAGAGAGGTAAAAATCAATGCCAGGTTTCTTAGGCGGTAATTCGAGTGGTACAGGCGGAGAGATCCGTTTTCCTGCTGAATTTATTGATCCAGTAACGAAACTCCGCGTCTCCGAACCGCAGACGCTGATTGATACAGACTTTGAATATGGTTTGCAGCCTACTAAATGGGAAACAGTTGAGCTTATCAACAACACTCCATCCTTTTTCTCAAAAGGTGGAGATACAACAATCCCAAACATTTCTTCTGTAACCACAACTGAACTTTCTCGTGAAGTAAAGGTAACTACTTCTTTAGCCCACGGTCTTGCTGTTGGTATTCCAATCAACGTTTCTGGTACTAAGTCTCTTACAGCAGATGGTGCCTACATCATCAACTCTGTACCTGATATTTATACCTTTACTTATCTTTGTAAGCAAAACCAATTAGTTACAGCATCTATTGAAGATCTTTATACTTCTATTGTTACCGGTGAGTTTTTCCAAGGATCACAAATTCGTATTGCTGACTCTGATGGTTTGGTAACAGACTCCGCTAGTAACTCTACACTAACTATTAAAACTGAATCACCTCACGGTTTTGGTGTTGCAACCCCATTTTATTTCTTAAATCTTAACTCAACAGTTTCTCAAGAATTTGACTCTTCTAACTCTGCTTCTAAAGCGTTTGATGCAAGTAACAGTGCAACTGCACAGATATTTGATGGTTCTAATACTTTAACTTCTTACAGACTTGATCTTGATAATAACGCGGTAGCTTCTGGAACTGTAAGTTCTATCTCAACCTACTCATCAGCAAACAATACTATTA